AGAGGTTCTAGAGCGTTCAGACCCTAGCTTCTTCCAGGCTATGTTGGATAATATGCAACGTGCATATAACAAAGCAACCGATGCAGCAGTAATTGCAGCATTAACAGCAGGCGGCACACAAGCAACAGCAGTAGCAGCAACATCTGCTGGAATTATCTCCTACGTATCAACTGAAGCACCAGCTGCATACCTTGCAACAGGTGAACTAGCAACACGTTATATTGCTGGTACTTCACAATGGTCATTACTACTTGGCGCAACCGATTCAACAGGTCGCCCAATTTATAATGCTGCCAATCCAATGAACAATGCTGGAGCATCAATCCCAACATCACTACGTGGTAACGTATTAGGCCTAGACCTATACGTAGATCCAAACGCAGTAGCAACTACAATCGATGAGTCAGCATTTATCGTTGTGCCATCAGCTGTATCAATCTACGAATCACCAACCCTACGCCTAAGCACAAACATCCCAACTTCAGGCGAGATCGAGACTGCACTATATGGCTACATGGCCGTTGGTGTATTGGTCGCTGGTGGAGTAAGACGATTCAACCTAACCTAATAAGTTAGTTAATTAAGTAATCCCCTGGGGTTTAGTAGCCCTAGCCCTGGGGGAGCTTTTAAGAGAGGAATACATGGCAGCCACTTACGTAACCAAAGCCGAGTTACGCACAAACTTGGGTATAGGATCTTTATACACCGATGCTGTCGTGGAAGAAGTTTGTCAAACAGCGCAAGATTTACTTAATCAATATCTTTGGTTTAACGATGCACCAGTTGTAGGCGCACAATTACAAAGCAACGTGGCTACTTTAGTTTTAGCAAACCCAGGCATATTTGTAGTTGGCCAAACAATCAGCGTAGAAGGTTGTGGATCAACTTATGGCGGATCTCATGTAATTACTGGCGCTTATCCAGGTACAACAGTGCCAGCATCTATTGGCACAGCATTTTGGAGTACATACGCATTTAGCAGTTATCCGACAGGTTATTCAATAATCCAATTTGCCAAAGTACACGCCAACGACCCATTTCATAGAATTATCCCAAGCGGCAAAGCATCTGGACAAGACACTAAAGAAGCAGATTATGCTGTGATACCCGCAATCAGAGAGGCGGCCATGATTCTGGCCGTGGACATCTGGCAAGCACGTCAAGTGAGCCAGACTGGTGGGGTAGGTATGGATGGGGTCAGCGCTAGCCCTTATCGGATGGGTTACCAGCTTATAAATCGAGTACGAGGCCTCATCCAACCTTATTCAGCACCAGCATCACTGGTCGGCTAATGGCAGCGATAACCACACTACGTGGCACCTTAGCCACAGCTTTAACTAATAATGGAGTTTGGTCAACCTTTGCATTCCCACCTGCAACATTGTTGGCAAACAGCGTAGTGGTCACTCCTGGCGATCCATATATAACTCCTAACAATAATAGCCAAACTGGTATATCACCTTTGGCTAATTTTAAGATTTTAATAACCGCACCTGCATTTGACAACCAGGGCAACCTAAAAGGCATAGAAGATTTTATAGTGGCAGTAGTAACTAAATTAGCGGCATCGGCCCTGGTTTACAATATATCAAGTGTCTCCGCTCCAGCTATAACTAACGCAGCTAGTGGAGATTTATTAACATCGGAAATAACAGTATCAATCCTAACGAGCTGGAGTTAAAATGGCACAATCAGAAGACTTAGCCTGGTTAATTAAAACAGGCCAGATTAAAGAAGCACCAAAACCAACTGCACAAACCAAGAAAGACGAGGAATAACAATGGCAATATACTTAAATAATAACGTAGGTGTTAAGTTGGCTACTAATGCTGCGCCAACTGTACCTTCTATCGACATTAGCTCATACGTGACTAATGCTGTAATTAACCAGATCGTAGATGAGTTAGAGGTTACAGCGATGGGCGATACAGCTCATAAGTTTGTGGCTGGACTACAATCAGGCACCTTTACAATCGACTTTATCAATGACTGGGCAGCTTCTCAGGTAAACGAAACACTAAGCGCAGCCTTTGGCAAGACCCTAGCAGTATCGGTAATTACTGTTAAGGGCACAGCAGTATCAGCAACAAACCCAACTTACCAATTCTCAGTATTGGTAAATAACCTGACCCCAATCGGTCAAGGTGGCGTAGCTGAAATTGCAACATCAAGCATTACCTTTACTGTAAACTCCGCAATTACAGTGTCATCATCGGTGGCATTTTAATTAAGGAGTAATAATGGCAAAGCTAAAGATAACAAGGGCTAATGGTGAAGTCTCCGAACACAAGATAACACCAGGTGTCGAGTACGCTTTCGAACAGAAGTACGGATCAGGTATTAGCAAAGTCTTGCGTGAGCATGAGAGGCAGACCGAGATATTTTGGTTAGCTTATGAATGCTTACGCAGGGCTGGCGCTCAGATACCTTTGTGGGGTGTGGAGTTTATTGACACACTTGACACAGTAGAAGTATTGGATGACGAAAAAAAATAATACAGCGGGATTCAATCCTTTACAGCATCGCACAGTTGAGCGTAGAGACTGGGATACCGCCTAGAGAGTTTATTGATATGGATAGCGAAATGTATGCGGCAATCATACAGGTGCTAACCGACAGAGCTAAGGAGATTCGAAATGCCAGCAGAAGTCGTAGGCGTTAAGGATGTCCTTGCAGGTCTAAGTTTTATTGATGAGGATATGCGTCAACGCATAAGAAAAGTTATCGATCCGCTTATGCGTGATGTTGCATCTAAGGCTAGGGGTTTTGTCCCAAGTAATGCTGAAGTTTTATCAGGATGGACTAAAGAGCCTAATCCTGAAATCAATTATCGCCCATTTCCTAAATATGATGCTGGCACAGTCAAAGCTGGTATTGGATACAACGCTGGCGAAAACCGCACTTTCAAAAATGGTTTTAGAGTTAGTAACTATGTTTACAACGTAAGCGCACCAGGTCGGATATATGAGACCGCTGGCCGAAAAAACCCACAAGGTAGAGCGCCATTTCAGCAGATCGATCCAAGTTTGCCTGGCACAACCTTTGGCAAAGTACAAGGATTTGAAGGCAAGGTCAGGGCACGTGAGTACACCTACAATAAATCTACTAGAGAATACGCATCTAATAACCCATTTGCAGGTTACCAATTTGTGACATCTATGCCAGCATTAACATCACAACCAAGAATGAAGGGCGTGCGTACAGGTGGTCGCAAAACTAAAGGCCGTTTGATTTATAAAGCCTGGGCACAAGATTCTGGCAAGGTTTATGATGCAATACTGGGCGCTATAAACGCTACAGCTGTACATTTTAATAAATCTACACAAGTTAAGAGGGCTGCATAATGGCCAACGTAGTTGTCTCGGCACTTGCTACCTGGAATGGCAAAGCGCTTAAAAAAGGTAAACAAGATCTAAACGCATTTGATAAACAAGCCAAGGCGTTAAATAAATCACTTACTAGGTTATTTGCTACAGGTGCGTTAGTTGCATTTAGTAAAAAGGCCATTAATGCGTTTGCTAATGATGAAAAGGCTGCTAAGTCACTTGCCGTGCAATTAGAAAATACTGGCAACGCATTTAGAGTATCTGAGGTTGAGGATTACATAGCCAGTCTGCAATCTTTATACGGCATATTAGACGATCAATTAAGACCAGCATTTCAGACACTATTAAACGCTACTGGATCAATCACTCTAAGCCAAAAAGCACTAGAAACTGCGTTAAACGTTAGTGCTGGCACAGGTAAAGATTTAGCAAGTGTTGTAGCTGCAATAGCCAAAGGCGCAACAGGCACGACTACAGCCTTATCAAGATTAGGCACAGGATTAGATAAAGCCACAATAGCCAGTGGTGACATGAACAAGATCATGGCTGCACTTGATAAAAAATTTGCAGGCCAGGCAGCAGCTAGATTAGACACTTACGCTGGCAAGATGGATTTACTAAAGGTCGCATCTGCTAATGCAACTGAGATTATAGGCAAAGGCTTAATTGATGCGTTAACAGCACTTAGCAAAGATAACTCAATAGATCAAGCTGCTAATTCAATGAATAATTTTGCTAACGCTATTGCTAATACTACCAAAGGTATGGGCGAGTTAATTGGGCAGGTTAAACAGATTATTGACAGCGATGTTGGCAAGTTTTTGCTAGGCCTTACTGCGTTATTAACTTTAGGCAAAAAACAATTAATTGGCGCTACTGTAGGCCTTATTGCTTACGATATAGGCAAGACCCCTAAATCGACTTCTAATTTTAGTTACGGACAGGGTAATCCTAGAGCTGATCTAATTTTAGCTAGAAATTTAACCAAAGCACGCAAAGATGAATATGCCATCATTACTGCAAGCAACAAGGCTAAAACTGAAATTGATAAACTATCTGAGAAGTTTGACACCGAGCGCATTGGCTTGATGAAGGCATTAAACGAAGCCACCGATGCTGAAACTAAATTACGCATTAACTCTAAATTAGCCATTCTAGACAATAATGAGGCTTTGGCTGCTAAATATCTAGCCGAGATGGAAGCTGCTAAAAATGCTATGAAGTTAAGCGCAGAATTATTAAGCACAGCTGATGCCTTGGCTAAGTTGCGTATTGTGACCCAAGCCGATTACACCAAGCAAATGTATGCAGGATCAGCCATTTATTACCAAGGCAACGCTGCACCTATTCCATCATCTGCTGCCAACGCTGCACCTACTGTAATTAACAACAATACTAACCTGACAGTAGAAGGCACAGTAATTTCACAGGATGCAGTATTAACTACAGTGCAAGAAGCATTACAAAGATTACAAAAGCAAGGATCATCTTTAACTGTTGCAGGGTCACTACAATAATGGCGGTCCCAACAATAAATGCTTACATTAACTTTAGCACTGGCCCATCCTTTGCTCAGGCTTTTTTAATCGATTCAGGCATATTAGGCACTAACGTATTGGCTGACAGCACAGCCGTTATTGTTGATGTATCTAATCAAATCAATTACATACAAACACAGGCAGGGCGTAGCGCACTAGCAGATCAATTTCAAACAGGTACTTGCACTTTACGCATAGTAGATCAAAATGGCGATTTTAACCCAACCAATCCAACTGGCCCTTATTATGGATTATTGACACCAATGAAAAAGGTGCAGATAACTGCTACATATAACAATGTTACTTATCCTATATTTTCGGGTTTTATTACATCTTATGTAAACACACAGCCTAAAGATGCTACAGAGGTTGCTTACACAACTATCACAGCTGTAGATGCTATGCGACTTGCACAAAACGCTCAGATAAGCACAGTGACAGGTGCTAGTGCTGGTGACTTATCAGGCACACGCATAAATCAAATATTGAATGAGATCGACTGGCCAGCCACTATGCGCCAGATAGATCCAGGTCAAACTACATTACAGGCAGATCCTGGCACGCCACGTACTTCTTTAGGTGCTATGCAGGTTGTATCAGAATCAGAATATGGGGCTATCTATGTTGACTTTGATGGTTCATTTGTATTTAAGGATCGACTAACTGCCACAGCCTCTATTGGTGATACACCCACAGTTTTTGCAGATGATGGCACTGGCATCTCATACGCTAATGCCCAATGGAAATTAAACGATGATCTTATTTTTAACTCCGCCACAGTAACTAGATCAGGTGGCACAGCCCAAACAGCCACTAACCAGGCATCTATCGACAAGTATTTTATACACAGCTATAACCTACAAGACCTGCTAATGCAGACCGATGCCGTAGCCCTAGATTACGCCAGGGCATACGTAGCCAGCAGGGCTGAAACCACGATTCGGTGCGATGCTATTGAGTTAGACCTCTATACACCTAACTACAATTCAGGCATTATCGCAGCCCTAAACCTAGATTTCTTTGATCCGATTACAGTTATCACTACCCAGCCTGGTGGATCCAAGTTGGAGAAAACCCTGCAAATCTTTGGCGTGGCCAACACAATTACACCTAATAGCTTTAGGGTGGTGTTTACAACGCTAGAACCTGTCATAGATGGGTTTATAATAGGCAACGTAGATTACGGTGTCTTAGGACAAAACGTCTTATCTTATTAAGGAGATATAATGCCAACTTTTCCAGGCAATACTGGTGACGTAGTTACATCCGCTATGTGGAATGGACTGCCAGCCTTCACAGTACAAACTGCTAAAACAGCAGATTACACAGCTGCAAGCGGTGATGAATACCAACAACTAATACCAATGAACAAAGCGACAGCCATAGCATTTAAGATACCAACAGATGCTACATATAATTTTGCAGTAGGTACAGTTATTACAGTATTAAACATTGGCGCAGGTACTTGCACAATTAGCGCAGTAACTTCTGGCACAACTACCGTTTTAAGTGCTGGATCTGTTGCAGCATCACCAAGCCTTGCACAATATAAATCAGCAGCTTGTATTAAAACAGCTGCCAATGCTTGGTATGTAGTAGGGGCTATTGCATAATGATTGGTAATTTAACTGCTGCTAATTTAGCACCAACTACACCAACGCTAACAGTCACAGGCGGCACACTCTATACTTCTGGCGGTTTTAATTATCGGGTATTTACAAGTAACGGCACGCTTGGCATAACTGGTGGCACATTAACTGCCGATGTATTAGTTATTGCTGGCGGCGGTGGCGGTGGCGGTATGCTATTTGGCGGCGGTGGCGGTGGCGGCGGTGCTGGTGGTGTTTGCGATCAATCATCAAGAAATATTAGTGCTGGAAGTTATTCAATTATTGTTGGCGGGGGCGGTGCTGGTGGTGCAAATGCACAAGGCACAAACGGAACAGATAGTGTTTTAGACACTATTACTGCAGTTGGTGGCGGTGGTGGTGGCTGTTATGGAGATCCTACAGGTACGCCTGGTAAATCAGGTGGATCAGGCGGCGGCGGTGGTGGTTATCAAACTTCTGTCAGCATAACTGGTGGTTCTGCTACACAAAGTAATTCAGGTGGCGCAACTGGTTATGGTAATAATGGCGGAAATGGTGTCTTAAATAATTTTAGCACAGGCGGCGGTGGTGGTTCAGGTGCGGTGGGCGCAAATGGTTCAGGTACAACTGCAGGTAATGGCGGCGCAGGTAAAAATACTTGGTCAAGTTGGGCAACTGCTACTTCCACTGGTGTCAGTGGTTTTTATGCAGGCGGCGGCGGTGGTTCAATTAGAGTTACTGGTGGACTTACTGCGGCTGGTACTGGTGGTTCAGGTGGCGGTGGAAATGGTGGTGCTGATGCAAATGGAAGTGCTGCAACTGTAAATACTGGTTCAGGCGGCGGCGGTGGTGGAAATGTTAATCCAACCACAACTGGTGGTGCTGGTGGTTCGGGTATAGTAATTGTGAGGTACGCAGCATGAGCCATTGGGCGGAAATTGATAATAATAATAAAGTTTTAAGAGTATTGGTTGGTGATAATAATGATCCAGCAGGTGATGAAGGTTATCAATGGCTGATAGATAATCTAGGTGGCACATGGATTAAAACAAGTTACAATAATAAAATACGCAAACAATACGCAGGTATTGGATATTCTTATGATCCAATTGCAGATGTTTTTATTAGGCCAAAGCCTTACGCATCTTGGTCATTAGATAATAATTATGATTGGCAAGCCCCAAAACCTAAACCAGAAGGTAATTATGTTTGGGATGAGGACACATTAAGTTGGATCGAAATTGAAGCCTAAGTTATGCGCAGCTGGTGTGCAGTTAAGGAAGCAAGTTGATACCTGGTTTCCAGATAGGCGTACTGCCAGTGATGGGTGGGTGGGCGATAGCCGTCACGCCGCCAGAAAATCGGATCATAATCCAGACGAATTTGGGTGGGTCAGAGCAGTTGATATTGATTCTCGCCTTTGTGCATCCGAAGGGATCAGTGCTGATCTGGCTGACCAAATCCGAATCGCTGCGAAAACCGATCAACGTATATCTTACGTCATCCATAATGGAAAGATCGCCAGTAGGTTATTAGGTTGGCGTTGGCGTAAATATAGGGGTATCAACTCACACACAAAGCACATACATATTAGCTTTACAAAGTTAGGCGATATAAACGGCACAGAGTTTGACATACCACTACTAGGGGGAAAAATTGGCTAGCACATATAACATAGAAATCGATCAAGGCGCAACATATACGCTTGCAATTACATACAAGGATTCAGCTGGTGTGCCTATAAATTTAACTAATTACACAGCTGCTATGCAGTTAAGACTGCAATACGATTCACCAACCACAGTGTTATCTTTATCAAGTCCGTCTAACGGAATTGTGATAACAGGAGCCACTGGGCTAATTACCATAACTATAACGGCTACACAAACGGCTGCTTTAGATGCAAATACATTTTTATATGATTTAGAAATTACATCTCCAACATCTGTCAAAACACGCCTGATTCAAGGTGTGGCAGTGGTATCTGCCGAGGTAACTAGATGAGCGAGACCTTAGTAGTAACCGAAGTTGTCAATGCCGTAGTTGTAACCCCAATAGAAAATACTGTCGAGGTTGCAAGTGTTGGCGTGCAGGGCCCAGCAGGTGCAACTGGTGCTACTGGCGCACAAGGTCCTAAAGGCGACACTGGTGCTACTGGTGCAACTGGTGCAACTGGTGCAACTGGTGCTACTGGCGCACAAGGTCCTAAAGGCGACACTGGTGAAACTGGTGCAACTGGTGCAACTGGTGCTACTGGCGCAACAGGAGCAACAGGAACAGCTGGAATAACTCCAGCCCTTAAAAAAACAACAGGTAATTATTACAGAACACCTGTTTCAAATAGAGCCACCTTCACAGCCGTTAATCAAAGAGTTTATTACACACCGATTTTAATTGACAGCACTACTTCATTTGATCGATTAGCCTTCCATACAGGTGCAACATTTGCAGGAACTGCAAGCATTAGATTGGGAATTTTTAACGATTCTAACGGAAATCCTTCCACTTTAGTTTTAGACGCTGGTACTGTTTCGGCAACTGCCGCTTCAACTGTTTATGAGATAACCATAAATCAAAGTCTAAATGCTGGTTTTTATTGGTTAGCATTTTGCCAACAAAGTGCCCCAACAGCGGCTGGTTATTTAGGATTAACTGGTGATGCTAACTCGCCAAATTTTTATATTTCAGGGGCAGCTACACCTGCAAGTGTTATGATTGTTGGGCAATTCCAATCTGGCGTAACTGGAGCATTTTCTAACGCCGCTTCTTTATCGCAAGCAACAGCAACAGTTTATACATGGATAAGGGCAACTTGATGACAAAAAAAATAACTTACGGAATTGGCGGCTACGACCCAAGCAAGCCAAACAACAACATCGTTGAAGAAATCGATCTACCAGATACGGAGACAGAATGAAACTATCTAACAAACATAAGGCTGCAATTAAGTCATATTTAAGAGCTGTGGCTGCATCTGGAATAACTGTTGCGCTCGCTATTGTGGGCGACATTCGACCAGAGTTTGCAGTATTGCTTGGTGCGATTGTTGCACCTTTAGTAAAGGCGATTGATCCAACTTCAGGTAATGAAGCGGATTATGGCGTTAATGCGAAATGACGGCTCAAGATTGGGTCGCTATTGCTTCTGGCGTTTGCGCTGTGACAGGCAGTTTATTTATGGGTCTGCGCTGGGTTATTAAGTCATACCTAGCAGAGTTAAAGCCAAATTCAGGCACCAGCATAAAAGATCAGATAACACGTTTAGAGAAGCGTGTCGATGATCTATTTGTGTTAATCAGTAAGTCATAATTTAATTATGGCTACTAAACGCAAAGCAAAGAAAAAACCAGTGCGTAAGCGCAGGACTACTAAAGAGCCTGTGTTAACTAAACTGGATTATTGGGCTATAGCAGCTAATGAAGTTTATATGGCCTGCCGTAAATCTGGAATGGATGAAGGCACAGCCTTAGCCTTTGCGATGGATAGGTCAAGTTATCCCGATTGGATTGTCGATCCTAAAGATCCAATAAAAAATCCACTTGACGATTACGATGAGGATGACGATTAAGCGTTGGCTAGTAATATCCGATTTGCAGGTGCCATACCATCACGAGGCAGCTGTAAAAAATGTAGTGAAGTTGGCAAGGCGTGAGAAGTTTGACTCTGTATTGGTGGTCGGGGATGAGATTGATTTTCAGTCGATTAGCAAGTGGGCTGAAGGCACACCTTTGGCTTACTCAGAGGATTTACATACAGATCGTGAAACTTGCAAGCAAATACTCTGGGATCTCGGTGAGTACAGTCCAGAGATGCATATTATCCGCAGTAATCATACTGATCGCTTATATAACACTCTCTTAAAAGTACCTGGGTTAATTAACCTACCAGAGTTGCAATACCCTGCATTTATGGGCTTTGCTGAGATGGGCATGACATACCACAAACGAGCTTATGAGTTTCACCCTGACTGGGTTTTGTGTCATGGAGACGAGGGCAACATGAGCCAGCACGCTGGGATTACAGCATTAAATCTGGCCAAAAAGTTTGGTAAATCGGTAGTCGCTGGGCATAGTCATAGGCTGGGCGCCAGTGCCTATTCAGAGGGCGTAAACGGCCATTACAGGGCTTTATACGGCATAGAGGTAGGTAACCTCATGGATCGCAAAAAAGCCTCTTATATCCGCTATGGAAGCGCAAATTGGCAGATGGGTTTTGCTATACTAGAAGCCAGCGGTAAGACCCTGACACCGACCCTGGTGCCAGTAAATAAGGATGGCTCATTTACAGCTTTAGGCAGACACTATGGGGCTTAATCACGATTACCCAGAGCGTACGATCGATGATCATATCGACGACCTCGAAGATATTAACGTTATCTAATCGTTATAATAAAACAGCCCTAAATAATCCACAAAGTCACCCACAGGTGCAACACTATGCCTGTGCCACAAAGTATGTGCGCACAGATTGGGCTACGAATGACTATGGAAATAGCAGTTTATTTATTTATAGGTCTAAGCATGATGTACTGGCTGGTGCTCATGCGTATTGATGACATGAAGCAAACTCACTATTGGCGAGGCCGTAAAGATGGCTGGGACATGCACCGACGTATGATTCAAAACAAGGTTAAAACCGATGAGGTATTTGACTATGACAAAAACTGAGCAGCTGTTTGCAGATGTCATCGCAACGTTGCACCAAAGAGGCACCGATTATGGGCACCCTATTGGAAACCATAAACGAATTGCCGAGCTGTGGTCGGCTTACCTTGGTTATCCGATCCAGCCGAATGAAGTTGCGATACTCATGTGCCTGGTCAAAATCAGCAGGCAAGCTGAAGATCCACGAGTCGCTGATAATTACACAGATGCGCTTGGATACATCGCCATCGCTAAAACAATAACTGAAGCTATGCAAGATGAGGATGGGGTGTGGCAAGATGGCATTTAATTTAGAGGATTACACCACAGTCCAGGAAAGGTCAAATATATTCTGGGAAAGGTATCCAAATGGAGCAGTACGAACAAAAATTATCTCGGAGTCAGACACTAGAGTCATTGTTGTATGTGAATTATTTAGGGACTCAGCTGATGAAAAACCATTCGCAACAGGTCACGCCAAAGAGGTCATTTCCGATAGGGGTGTCAATAGAGATTTTGCGTTGGAAAATTGCGAGACTTCGGCTAGAGGCGTTGCTTTTAAGACGGCTAATATCGGTACTGAAAAGAATGGACCAAGTCGAGAAGAAATGGCTAGGGTTGTAAAGACACAAACCAATTACTCGCCACCTGGCTCACGAGCTAGAGCGGTTGAAGATGTGTTACGACAGTCCTTTGCAGCAGATAAAAAAGAGCCAACAGTGTGGTCTATTGGTGATGCAGTAGAGGCAATACCACAACCACCAAAAGTACAAGAATGCAGTCATGGCAAAATGATTCTGAGAGAGGGCACGGCAAAAACAGGCAAACCCTACTTTGGTTATGTATGCAGCGCACCTAAAGATCAACAGTGTGAACCAAGATGGCACAAACGCACAGCTGCTGGATCTTGGTTCTTTCCTAGCGACAATGAGGGGGGTGAGTAAATGGGATATGTGGAAATTATTGACGGCTCAGGTTATCAAGCACGTTTCCAGAATGACAAGATAACCATAGAGCCGACTACTGACAAATGTATGAGCTGTAATGACGACAGACTTATACACGATGGTAAGTATTTGGTTTGTACCCAATGCCACTGTAGGCAATAAGGATATTACCATAATGCACACACGATTCAAATGTAATGGCTGTAAGCGTGACACGGAGTTTCTGTGGCTCGATCAGCTAGATACGCCTGAAGGGTTTAAGGCTTATCAGTGCATGGATTGTGGTTGTGTTGGGATTAAAAATGTGGTAGAGGCTTTGTCGATACCAGATTCAGCTATATGTAGATGTGATAAATGTGGTGGTTGGCAATTCCTAGGTGTTGATTGCCACACTTGTCAACTCATTAAGGCTAGCGATGCCTGAAGCCACAGCTGAGGATTGGATTAAACAAAACAAAATGCGCCAAGAATGGTTGGCTGCTAATCCAAATGCACAATATATTGGTTGGACTTCTATATGACGACACACCGTCTGACCTGCGGTTTTGTTAATCGATTTGACATAGCATGCTAGGCTCTAGTGAAGCAGTGGCTCACAAAGCCACAAGGCGAGCCCGACAGGGAAAGCTCGCAAGGTGCTGGCTAGTTGGGATCGCTCTATTCATAGTTAATCTTTGCTTTGTAAAGACTGATTCCGTTGCAGCTAATAAGCCTATGCATTACAAGCAATATGCATTTATACAGCTTAATCATTCATTTACTGAGTTTTATTGCTTAGATGAGTTATATCATCGTGAGAGTAGGTGGAACCCTAAAGCTAAGAATGGTAGTCATTATGGCATACCACAAGGCAGAAGTAAGTGGCTAAGTACAGTGGATGGCTATAAGCAAGTAAAGTGGGGTATTAAGTACAACTTAAATAGATATGGGTCTATGTGTAAAGCATTAGATCATTACAAAATTAAAGGATGGCATTGAGTAAACGTGCAATAGGTAGTGGCAAGTGGCAGAAACTACGCATTGTTGTACTCGATCGAGACGGCTGGATATGCGCCATTTGTAGCAGACCAGCAGATACTGTAGATCATATTGTGCCACGTGTTAAGGGTGGCGATATGTGGGCATTAGATAACTTGCAATCGCTATGTAAATCGTGTAATAGCCGTAAAGGTGGGCGTTTTTTTAGCCAGAAGGCGAC